ATTATCACCAAGCTTCTTTTGTAGCTCTAGATAGGCTTTCTCAAGGGCTTCTGCAGAGTTATACTTTCCTGCATACTGTGCCTGTTCAGCATCAGCTTCCTTGGCAGCGTCATATGTTGATTGCTGGGCGTCATCTTGAGCAGCAGTGATTCGTTCTCCCTGCTCAAGAGCATTTGCTTCCGACGCTTCCCTAGCAGATGTATCCGCACCGTCAGATGCGTCAAATGTAAGTGTTGTCATTAATAATTAGTGCAATGTGGCGCGAACAGAATTGAAACTAGGACTAACTTTTTTACCTGCAGTACCTACTGTTTTCTTTCCAATAGATGGTTTTACTCTATCTGTAGGTGCATACTTATTCTGGTTCTCTAGTTTTACTACCTTTTGTTCAGTACTAGGTTCCGGCTTCTTCAGGGGGCATCCCTCCATCGGGGGGTCCGGGTTCTTGGTTCTGGGCATTACTCATCATCTCCATTAGTGCTGGATTTTTCTGTGGATCTGCTAATGGGCTTCCAGCTAATTGACCCATTTGTTCCATCATTTGTTGCTGCTGCATTTGTTGCTGTGCAGCCTCTTGTTCAGCTTGTTTCTCTTCTGCTGTTTTCACCAGCCCCAGGTAATCAATCCCTGTTGCTGCTGCCAGTCTCTTGATACACTCTTCTGGCTTAATATTAGCCATCATGGTTTCGGGTCCAAGAGTTTGAGAGATTGTCTGCATAAACATAATCAATGCTTCTCTATCTTGTCCTCGGCCAACACCTTCTAAACCAGCAACTACAGTAGGGAATACCATCCCTTTTGGTAGTTGAGGCAACATCTTTTGACGTTGTAGTACTAGTAGTTTCCTAGCAATGAAAGGTGCAAGTAATTCACTCGATAGTGTTGAGAAAATTCCACCGAGTTGTTCGTTTAGCTCCTGTTGAGTAGCTCTGATTTCTTCCGCAGTTGTGCGTTCAGACTGTCTGACTGATAGTATAAGAAAAGCATCAGATAGACGCTGTGTAAGAATACCAATCATATCAAAGGCAGTCTTGAAGTCATTGCCTTTACCGCCAGTGGTTATTACTGAAACATCATCTGGACGGCCACTAATAATAGCTCCGTTAGCAGCTTGTGCTAGTTGATTAGGTTTAGTTGTAGCACTAGGGCTAAGCGTGAAGATAACCTTAGATGCAATAGCTGAACCTTCAACTAATGCCTGGGATAAGGCTTCCAATGATTTAAGATCTCCTAGATACTCTAGGATTCTAGATCTACCATAATCCTCGCCATCAGCTACATCCCAACGTAGTGGAATCCAAGGACTAGCACTCTTAGGTGCTGATGATTCAGTACCCTCAATGATCTCTTCATCTGTCTCTTGATGCCAACGCCATTGACCATTACTAAGCTTTGCCCATGTATAGACAATAGCTTCATTACTATCAGGATCAACACGTACATCAGCAACTGATCCACCACTGTCATCACCTACATGATTATCAGGAGACGGGGCACTAGGCCCATCCTTCTGGAACTTCTCAGGTAAGAACTGCCGGTCAATAGCCTCAACAGTAAGGATCTCTGTAACTGTTCCTTCTCCGTCACGTACACAAACGAAACGATCCATTGGATATAGTTTCAACGGTTTCTTACCGTTACCCATATATACCAATACATTACCAGCTACAACTAGATGTTTCATAGCTTGGTGTAATACAACACGATCAGCCTTATCGGCTAAATCTTGCATCACTACCCTCTCCATTTTAGAGAGTACTAGATCAATCTCAGATCTTGCTTGTGCATCTATATCAGGATCTTTTGCTAAGGCTCCATCAGAGATTTGTAACTTAAAAAACTTTGCATTGATTGGAAACAAACTCAACATGAGTTTACTTGCCAAAACACTACACCCTTTTGATGCCAAACTTTGCCAAGGTGTTTTTAAGCTATCCCCACTAAAATGACCGCTTGGCGGTAGTAGATAGGGAACACTCAACTTGGCACATTCTCTAGCGGCATCCAGAAATTGTGTCCTATTATTAGTCAGCCGGGTATATCTTGAAGCTGCTGTTAATTCCATAATCTAGCCTTTACCGCTACCAATACTTAGGCCGCCGCTCTTGCCACCACCACCAGTGCTCAATGCAATGGATAGTGGGTTAGTCAACTGTTGTGTGCCAGAAGACGCTTGACGCTTAGCTACTGATTTTTTCCGTTTAACCTTTGGCCCTTCAGTACCATTAACGGCTTGCATTCCACGCGCCTTATTAGCTGCTTTCTCAGCGTCTAATGCAATTCGTTTGTTTTCCATGATTTGTGTATTCAGCATTTGCTCTGCATGAGCCTGTGCTGCTGCTGCTTGCTCTTGCTGAGCAGCCAGATTTTTATCAAAGTTTGCTTGCTGCGTTGCTAAATTTTGAGCATTCCTTTCAGCAGTAGCAGCCATTTGTGCATCAAACTGTGCTTGAGTCTGAGCCGCGTTTTCTGCAGCAATCCTTGCTGATTCTGCTTGTGCTGCCTCAAATTGTCTTGTCTGCTCAGCCTGCGCCGCCGCTTGACGCTCTGCTTCTCTCCGCCTGTCTGCGCTAGAAGGGCCTTTTGAACCACCACCACCACACATAATTTTAATCCTCTAGTTTTTGTTTAAGTAAGCGTATAATTGAAACTTGACCAGCTTTATAAGCTACATCAACTTCATTGACAAAATAACCCTCTCTACCTCTCTTTAATTCAGGATGTATATCAGGGAATTGTTTATCTAGTTCATCGACTAGTGCATCCAAACCCCCTCTAGTGAGGGAGTTCAGAGTTATTACATCTGTAGTCATTTTGGTACTTTCTCTGAGAATAAGCACTTATCTGAATCACAAGCAGCAGGCCCTTGGCCTTCGCTGTTATCAGCATAAATAGACATTGCTAAATCGAAGGAATTTGTGATACGACGATTATTCATAGCGGTATCTAAATCTTCAAACTCCTCTTTCGTGATTGGTTCAAATGGTAAGCGAGGAAAAGTCTCGTTTGCATCAAACCTAGCAAGTAGTGCTGCAGATATATAACCATCAGTGTATTTGATGGCATTGTTAATTAGACCAGAAAGTTCTTTGATCTCATGCTCTCTAAATTCTAGAGTCGCTGATGTATTATGTGTTGTGTAATAGTTCTGGACTTGCATATAGAAGTCCCACTGAGCAGCAACACTAAACTTACTGATATCAATCTGATCGCATCCTTCGATATCTGCCCAGGAAGTTTTAGATGGTATCTCTACCAGCCATTCATTACATCTAGGATCATTAGGATCATCTAGTAGCGCCCCTGTTTCATCTCTATCGGATTGACTAGGAATAATCTTATAACCATATGCCTCACAGGCCATAGCTACAGGATCGTTCTTTGCAAACGTGATTCGCCGAATGAACCTAGCTGCTTTAGGTGGATGCCAGCCTGGTGAAGCTCCTGTTAGTAGGCTCTTGGTGCCTGCTGGTTGTACTGTTGTAAACCTATTAGGAACACGTAATCCATGTTCGTTGCAGTAATCAGTCACAGTACGTCTAACGATAAGTCTCCATTTTGTTAGATACTCTCGTTCTATCTGTTGATATTGTGGATGGAAAGGTCTTCCCTGAGCCCACCATTCAAGCCAAGGGGCACCGAACCTCTTAACAAAGAAGTCAAATAATCCTGTAAAACTAACCCCAATAATAGGATCAACTTCACGGCTATACTGGTATCTATCTACAGAAAACTTATGATGTAGCAAAGCGGCGGCTGATAGAGCGGCTGCTTTAAAAGCTCTTTCTAGAGCTGCATCATCATTAGGATCAATTGTATTTAGATGTACCTCACTTAGATTACAGTGAAAATCCTTACCCAGGATCTCACCACAGGGGTTGAGCCCGTACCTACCCATCCGGTGATACAGCTCTTTTTGATCCATCGTTGGATCTTGTTTCCATAGATATTGCAAAGCCATATGCTGATTGTCTTCATATAGCTCTATAAATGTCACCTTTTTAATGGCATCATCTAGTAGATCTCTGTTGGATCTTGCAATAGATTCCGGTGCATATTGGATAGCACCTTCTCCTGAATAGAATTGTTTTGTTACTGATTCTTCTATCTCTTCGTAGGTAGGCTTTCTATGGAAGACTCTCGTATGATTAGCCATCCGTAGCGCATCCCTTTCAGGATCAATACGCCATTTACCATCTTCGCCTTGTTGCCAGAGGTTGTCCTTCGCAGTTGCGGCTTCTTTATCACTACTGATGAATTGTCTCATGCCTGCACTACGGCGCACATTGCCAGCCACTACGGCTAGTGATGATTCATCTAGTAATAAACAACACTCTACTGAGGTTAGCTTCCGTCCGGTTGCTTTCTGGAGAATACCAGCAGCACGGCGATAGAAATGGGCTAATTTAACAGGGTTTGCTACACCACCAAATCCTCTGATTGGTGTGTTGGAGGGTCGCACGTTAGACAAATCTATCGTAAGTGTGCGGACCCCTGATGCTTTAGTTGTAAACAACAATAGGAGATCTAGAAAAGCGTTACACCACCCTTCTCGACTGTCACCAACATATAGAGTGGCGCACTTCTCCTCAATAATGTGCAACCTTGTGTTAGACTCATATACAATAGCCTCACCAATATTCTCTAATACTTCTACATCTAAGTGATTACATACTACTGGAAGTAGTTCAATATTAGAAGGCTCTAGAATTGCACCTGTACCTGAGCCCATCATCAATAGTTCCATCTGTAGACTGAAACTTTCTAGATCAACAGCATCTGTAGATGTGCAATTGTAAGCACCAGAAAAGTTTTTCTGATCCTCTAACCATTTTGTCCCACCTGTCCATAGCCAACGACCTGATGGCAGAGCATGTAGCTCCTGCATCTGTTCACGTACTAGCGTGGTTTGCTCG